TTTGTTCCGACTACGCTGGCTCCGCCACCACCGCCACCGCCGTAATTAGGAGCAGAACCTGATCCTGATCCACCATCTCGGCCTTGATTAACAGTGCCAGTTCCACCGCTACCACTAGAACCACCACCACCAGAACCGCCTGTTAAACCCGGGCCTCGTCCATCACCTCTTGCTCCACCACCGCCTGTTGAAGTAATAGTGCTAAAGATTGAATTATTGCCTGAGCTTCCATCATTGGCTGCGCCACCACCAGCAGCACCACTACCACCAGCACCACCTGCGCCAATAGTTATAGAATAATTTGTATATGTTAATAACGAAAGAGCTGTCTCTAGTGAACCGCCACCGCCCGTTGCTGTAACTGTGCATCGAAGTCCACCTGCTCCACCGCCGCCACCGCGCCTACCAGCACCACCGCCACCGCCTGCAACAACAAGGTAATTAACCGTTATTGGTGCTGGTCTCACATTATCAAAGATTGTGTTTGTAAGCATTACGCTACAGCTCCTACAATAGTCCAAGCATTAGCAGCAGTCTTAATAGCAACTGCTGATTTGTATTGTGAAACCTTAGGAGCATTACTTGCAGCGCCTGCGCTAGTTACTGTTGTACCTGAAGTAACAGCGTTAATTGTAAGATCTCCTGCTCCTGTATTTAGGATAGATATTGCTGTTCCATTAGGAAATGCGTAAGTTGCATCTGTTGGGATGCTGACAGTCTTAGTAGAAGCATTAGTAGTTATTACTAATACTTGATACTGATCTGTCGATGCAAGCGTGTATGTTGCACCTGATTGGCTATTGAGAGTAAAGGCTACTAAGCCATTAAACATAGCCGCTGATAGGACATCTCCTGTTGCTGCTGGAAATCCTGTTGCCATTTATTGCTCCTTTACCATGCTAGACGAGAGACGCCTAGTATACCGAACTCTGAGTTTCCAATGATGAAACCATCGGTTATTGGCTCCATCGTGGTGAATGTGGTAATCCAACTATTAGGCTGAATATCATGAGACACTCCCTGCACCTGAAGTGTCTTAGTAATTGTATCCCCATTAGGTTGAATATTAGAGATTTGAACATTGTCAAAATAATCAAGTCCAAGACCAGCAGTCACTCCTGCCGCATAGTTTGGAGTGTTGAGATCCAGGGTTATAGAGTCGATGCGGATCGTTGTATCTTTACGGCTATTTACATAGGCCGTAGCCAGATTGAGAGCCTCGGCATCGGTTGCAATAGGCAAATTATTAGCTGCTGTTGAATGCAAGAAATAGGTATCAACACTATCCGAAGCTGTATAGGATTGGACTGTTCCCCCATAGCGAGTGATGTTAGCCTGATTGATAATCAGTTTGTCATCAAAGGCAAATTTGAGGTTGGCATAAGAAATGCCCCCTGTTTGATTGAAAACTGTCGGGGTATCATCAATGCTTTCAATAGTGCTAGATCGGCTTTTGAAGATAGCGTTGCCATCTGGACTCATGTAAAATGCACCCAATTCGCTGAATTCTGTAGCTCTAATGGCAGACAAAGCCACGCGAGATTGTCCAGAATCTGCCGAACATAAGGTATCTCCAGTATCAATATTACGCATGGAGTTTGGCCATGATAATTGAGTCAATATGCGGTTAATTCGAGTGCCAGTATCTTGACTTGTATTGGCATCTGCTACAGTAGTAATTGCAGCAAGATTAAAAATCTTGAAAGCATCATAAGAGGTAATTGTTACATAACCAATTTCTTGACCTGTAGGATAGGTGTATTTATATTCAGATGTATACCCAGAAAATAGATAATAGAGAGTACCTGAATAAGTAGCAGTAATTTGAATTTTACGTAATGGTTTAAGGTAGCCATAAATCGGCGAACTTGTATTTTGAGGATTGAAATCACCATCGGGATCTAATATTTTTACAGTAGCACTTCCAGGGTTGTATGTATCCGTCATTAAATCACGACCACGGCGAGTTGCTATTTGAGTAGTTTGAGCTGAATAATCAATAATTAAAGCAGAAGTATTTAATCCAGCAAGTTGAGAAACGCCAAGAATACCTTTAATTGGATCACCAATAGTAAAGGGATACCCGTATGTTGGGCCGTCACTAAAGTTAATAGTTACGCCAATAGTTGCAGGTAAAGCCATTAGATAGCAACCAAACGATCAGGAGTTCCAGTAATAGTTTGCCGTCCACTTGAACCAGCATCATTAATCGCGTCTTGAATTGTTTTCTTCAAATCCTCAGATGAGGTAACAGTGCCTTGAACAATTACAGTAACTGGAGGAGGAATAACAGGTGCTGGAGTTGGATTAGTTGCGCTTGGACTAAATACACTTGACCATTCCTTAAGATTAGGTTGAATAGATGTATTTACTACTTGATCAGTAAAAGATGACCATTCACGACCATTGGCCTGAATCTGAGTCTGTACAGTAAACATAGATCTGCTTAATTGATTAATTTGTTCAATAGTATTTCCAGCAGATGAAGTCCAAGCAGCAAATGGATCATTGAGTTTAATGTTGTTAAGACCAGCAAGCGTATTAGTTAGTTCTAATGTTTTTTGCTGTGCTTCATTTAGAAGTTTTGTATATTTTTCAATCTGGCTAATATTTTCTTCTTCAATGGCTTGCATCAATTTTAATCGGATTCGATCTTCTTCTGAAATCTTACCCTTAAGAGCAGCTTCAATCTGGATTTTCTGTAGGTCAAACACAGCCTTAGCCTTGTTTAACTTTAAAGTATCCTGTGAATTTTTTAGAGTTTTTAGTTGCATATCTGCTAGTGCTTTTGCTCGCTTAGCAGCATCCTTTTCTAATTTCTCGCGCAAAATATCTGCATTAGATTTAGCAATAGTCAAAGGAATACCGGAGGCAGTTTTGGCAATAGGCTTAGCAAGATTCTTTTGTTCTTGAGCTCTGGCTCCTAAACGAGATAATGCTCCTAATGGCCCAGCTACAAGTGAATCTCTAATTGGAGCAAAAAGTAATCCAAGAAGTGATGTCTTACCAGAAGGAGCTTTAATACTTACAAGGTTAGCCAAGCCATAAATCGCGTTGCTTGTGAAATCTGCAAAATCTGCCATTGCACTAGCAGCTCCGCCGATACCAGCATCTCCAGCAAGAACCTCAAATGAATCAAGTAATCCCTTGCCAATAGTTTCTTGCATGTTGCCATAGGCAATATTAAGTGTGTCTAGTTTTCCTTGATATGTGTCTAATCGGGCTGCATTTTGACCAGCAAACTGTTGATTAAGTTTATCTTGTATTTTTGCAAACCCAGCAGTTGAAAGCTCAGCGGCGGTTAATCCTAAATCGTACTTCTTTAGACCTTTAGTCTGTCCTACATAAGCATTTGCAATATCTTTAGAAACGGTGGCTAAATCTTCAGTACTGCCAGCCGAAACATCAAGTGCAAGTTTAAGAAGTTCTTGAGACTTTGTTACTGATCCGGTAGTGGTCAATAAAGATTGAAAGGCAGGACGAAGTGAGTCATCTGCAACCATTGCAGTCTTTTCAAGATCCGCAATGAATTGAGTGATGCGAGTCTGCTCAAAACCCATTCCAAGGTTATCAACAGCCTTGAGTAAGCGAACAGATGCTTTCTCATCTTCAGCAAAAGCCTTGACTGATAACTTAGCAAAACGAGCAACAGCTACTCCACCAAATGCTAAACCAAAACCTTTTGCCAATCTGGATGCGCTGCCAGATAAACGACCTAAAGCAGTTTCTGCTTGCTTAAATCCCTTAGCATCAAACTTGGAGCCAATGACAATATCTTCAAAAAACTTCATGCGACTCTCCTAAGTTTGCCGGCTTTAGATCTTGCCGCTAATTCAATTTCAGCCTTGGAGATAGCCTTGCGAACAGCACCCTCAGCAACGCCTTTATTTTGGGCCCATGCCTTGAATATTAAACGACCACGGCCTTTAAGGCTTCCAGTTAAAGGTGGCATTGCGCCAATAAACTGTTCTCCAGCTTTAGGATTTCGAGAATGAGAATATTTATGACCAGAAGGGCCATTAGGGCCTACCCATGGCTGACCTTGATTGCCATTGCGACCTGCTGATTCATAAATGGCTCCAGCGCGTGAATTGTTAAAAATAGTAGCCATCGAGGAAAACCCACGAGAATTGACTTTACTTACAGAAGTCGTGTAACCAATTTTTGATTTAATGGTTGCAGAATTAAAAGTCGGAAATGTACCCTCGTTAAATGAACGACCAGCCCAACCGCTTAAAGGTGAGCTTGAAGGCACAAATCCTTTAGCTTGTTTAACAACTGGTGAAAGAGCTTTACGCATCTCTAACTTTAATGCTTTCTCTAGATCTGGAGCAAAGCGACGCAAGGCTTTACGGAAATCAGCGTTTCCTTGGATTTCTACTTGCATCGCTGATCTCCTTTGCTTCGTCTTTGAGACCCTGCAACAAGGCTTCAAGCATTATTGGGTCTAGTTCTAGTAACTGCTGTGGCGCGATTCCTAACCTTATGCTTAGCCTAGCAATCAGGTAGGTGAATGGGAGATCGCGCTTTAAGACAAAGGGTCTGAATCAATTACCTCTACGCTCTTTAGCGTACCGATAAAAGTTTCAAACCTTGCGTCAACGGATTCACCGCTCCGTTTAGTAATCTCATGAGCCAACCAGTAGACCATTGACTGTTCCTCTCGCTCGCGAAAAGCTTTGTGGAACCCAATTTTGTAGTGCTGTTCGAAGAGGTATTCAATTAAGGGAGTAACTTCTCCAATAACTTCTTTTCCATCTGCAAACTGGATCTTTAGTTGTGCCATTTTTTGCCCCTTTGTTTAGTTATTTAGAATGTACCTGTTGTTGCTACTGTGATTGCTCCAGAGATCTGAAAAGTCAGGCTCTGAGTTCCTAGATCAGAAACAGCTCCGTTAATTGGAGTGATAGAGTCTACAAAAATCAAACCTGAATAAAATGGATTTGCTGCTGATCCAACTGCTGACTTATCTAGCGCACACTTAAAGTAAGCATTAGTAGCAAACAATGTATTAAATGTCTGAAGAACAGCTGATGCTGCATCATCATTGATCAGATCCACGGTAATGGAATTGTTTTGGAGTCCAGCAACGTAACGATGGCCAGTATCGCCCATGGCCGTTGTCTCCAAGCTATCAACTGATCTTGTTAAAGTGAAATTTGTTACATACGCGCTAAGATCGATTGAGGCAGGGTCTGTAGTACCTACTTTGAAACCGACCTTATTTACTAAACCTTGTGCCATTTTTATTCCTCATCTTTCTTAGTGACTGGTTTTGGTGCTGTTGCAGTTTGACCGATTCGTACGAGCCATTCCGCGTTTGCTTTGTCGTTATCGGACATGATTAACTCCAACTTGTTAGGATTGATACGGACATCTCGCAACTGAGTAGGTCACCCGAAGCAGCATTGAGAACGGTTGGTGCGCTTATTGCGCTTACATTATATGTCAAGTTAGATGCTGCGAGCTTGCTAAACACAGCAACTACAAAATCTTCTATGCCATTGAGGTTGCCCTCGTTATCAAATAAAGCGGTACAGATTACAATTTTGAAGTTTGCTAACGGACTAATTGAAATTTGTGAATTATTGTTAGGTACAATATATGGTTCATCTGGACTAACAATAACTGAATTTGCAAGCACAGTAGCTGGTGGAAATGAAAAAGTTTGCCACCTTGTGTTATCTACTAGCGCAGTTGCTAAAGTAGTTCTTAAAGTAGTGATTGCTGGTGTTGGCATTATCCCACCATTGATCTTGGATCAAGTGCATGAGCTATTAATCCTCTGACCTTAGCGAGCAGCTGAGCTGACATTCGGTAAGGTGAGGGCTGGAAATCGACAAGGTTAGAACCTGAAAGGGTAGCGG